CCTTCTCGTGCTTTAACAACAGTTGCTGATGAAACAATATACGGCCCTGCTAGAAACTTAGTACAAGGATATACATTTGGTGATGTTAGTGCAACTCTTTATTGTCACAATGACATGAGAGAAAAGAAATTTTTTGAAACATGGCAAAGAATTGCATTCAATCCACAAACTTGGTCAATGGGTTATTATGATGACTATGTGGGTAATGTAACAATCTATTCATTAGACCAACAAGATAATAGAAGATATGGTGTTGAGTTAGTTGAGGCTTTCCCTGAAGATATATCAACACAAGCTTTATCTGGCACACAGGCTACAGCACCTATGGATGTTACTGTTGGTTTTAAATATAGATATTGGAGAAATCTAACTGATGAAGCACAATTACCAAAACCATTGTTAGATAGATTACAAAATGTACTTGGTAATCAAGTCGAAAGACAATTATTGAGCAGGATACCAAAAGTATTAAGAAGATTATAATTAAGGAGTGAAAAATTATGGCTTTACCTAAACTTGAAACACCAGTTTATACTTTAACGATACCTTCAACAGATGAAGAAGTAAAGTATAGACCGTTCTTGGTTAAAGAACAAAAGAGAATGATAATAGCACAAGAATCTGAGGATGAACAACAGTTACTTGATGCCATGAAACAGTTAATTAGTGACTGCACTTTTAATAAAGTGGATGCGGATAGATGTCCATTATTTGATGCAGAGTATATATTTTTACAAATAAGAAGTAAATCAGTTGGTGAAACTATATCTGTAAATATCACTTGCCCAGATGATAAAAAAACTGTGGTACCGAAAGAGATATCAATAAGTGATATTAAAGTGTCTGTGTTTGATGACCATTCAGATGAAGTACAAATAACTGATGATATTAAAATGACTTTTGATTATCCTTTATTATCATCTTTTGGAAATTATCAAAATGCAAAACAATCTGAAATGGCATTTACAGTAATAAAAGAATGTATAAAAGAAATATCTTGGGGTGATAAAGTATATAACAAAACAGATATTAGTGATAAAGAATTATCAGATTTTGTTGATAATTTAAATGGTGAACAATTTGAAAAAGTAATGAAATTTTTCAACACTATGCCTAAATTAAGACATGTTATTGAAGTTGAAAATCCTAACACTAAAGTAAAAAGTGAAGTTCCATTAGAGGGCTTAAAAAGTTTTTTAGCATAGGGCTCTCACATGAGAGCCTAAAAAATTACTATAAAGGTACTTTTGCACTCATGCAACATCATAAATACTCATTGACAGAGTTAGAAAATATGATGCCATGGGAAAGAGAAATATACATGGGGTTATTACATCAACATATAAAAGAAGAAAACGAAAGAATAGATAAGGAAAATGCAAAGTATGGCAAATGAAACAGAAACTAAAAATCCTAAGTTAAGTTATTACGAGGTACCAGAAAAAATGACTGAAACAAAAAAAGTAAATATAGAACTAGAAGTAGATACAAATGTTGTTGATTCTAGTAAAAATAAATATCAATCATGGATAGACATGGCAAGGGCTGTAGATGCATGGAGAATATTCCCTAGAGTGTTTATATCAACATATATATTTTTACTATACAAAGTAGTCATATGGTATATGGAATTACCTAATCCAACAATGGAACAATCTGGTTTAGTTAGTATTGTAGTTGGTGCAGGTGCAGCATGGTTTGGACTATATGCAGGAACGAGTAAAAAATAATGGTCGATAAAATAGAAGATAAAATTCAAGAAGAAACCAAACTAGGTTTTAAAGAAATAACTAATGAGTTAAAAGAACTTAACGAAAAACAAGATAAGAATATTGGTGAAACAATTTACTCATCTCAACTTAACAATAAAAGAAATCAAATGATGGCTGAGGCAGCTGGTGTTTCTATGGAAGAGGCAGCAAGAAGAAATGCACACAATGATGAAATAGCCAGTCTTACAAAACAAATAGAAGAAAAAACTGAAATAGCAGGTAAAGATTCAAAAGAAGTTCAAAAACTTGAAGGTATAAAAGATAAGAAAGAAAAAAATGAAAGAAAAAGACAATTTCTTGAAAACAATTTAAATTTTAAAAATATAGGTGAGGGTCTTTTAAAGATATCAGAAAACATAGGTTCAAAAGTAGAGGCTGGTGGTATGATGCTTCTAAAAGGTATTGGTGTTATTGCACTATTTGCTTTTTTACAATCAGATACATTTAAAGACATAGTGGGTGGTATTGTAGATTTCGTAACAGATTTTATTGGTTTATTTACAGGTGAAGTTGATACTTTAGATTTTATAAAAAACCATTTTGGTAAAATATTAATAACACTTACTTTATTTTCAGGGAAAATTATTGCTCTTGCAAAATTTATAGTTGGAATCCCAGCAATCCTATCTAGTATAGCTGCAGGGTTTGCAGCAGTTAAATTATTTTTTGTTAGTACTTTACTTCCAGCAGTGACTGCTATGCTTGCACCTCTGGCTCCCCTTTTAATACCTATTGCTGCTATTGCAGCTGGATTTTTTGTATTAACAAAAATGATTACCTCTTTTAGAGATAACTTTGACAAGGCAAATGAAGAATTTGGATTCTTTGGTGGAATACTTGCTGGATTTACAGGTGGAATCAAAATGATATTAAGTGATGTTGCAGGTGTTATAGATTCTATTTTAGGTTTCTTTGGTTTCCCAGACTTAATGGACCCAATTATTAAAGCAATAGATGAATTTGATGTCATGAACTTTGTTGGTGGTGTTATGGACTTCTTTGCTGATATTGGTAATTTTATAACAGAAGGTTTAGCTAGTATTGGAAGAATATTTAAAGCAATTGGTGCAGGTGCTATGGCTGCATTAACAAGTCCTTTTAGTCCTATAGAATCATTTAATAAAGCTTTTGGTGAAGTTATGGGTGGAGCAGATGCTAAACCAGACTTAGGTAATATTGCTGCAGCTGGTGCTCAAATGTCAGGTGGTGAAGATGACCCTGCAAGATTTATTGCAAGAAAAGAAAATGAAGATATGATGATGAGAAGAAAAGAAGAAATGATGGGTGATAAAAGAGCAGTTATGATTACTAATAATAATGTTGTTAATAAAGGTGGTGACAGTATGACAGAAGTTAGAGGTGGTGATATTTTTGTACAAGACCAATCTAGGGACCCATATACAAGTATGGCCTAATGAGGATTTAAATGGTCTTCGGTTAGTATCTTAAATTCCATATTGTGGTCTAAACAAAATTCAGTTGCTGACTTCCATTTGGCCTTGTTTATACCCCATGTCTTAACTTTATTATACCAAACACCTGTTCTTCTTTTAGGATTCCTTTCTGGTGGTGTACATTGATTTTTAGGTTTGACTTCAATGATATACTTTTTAAGACTACCATTTTTAGTACGAACTTTGATATAGAAATCTGGGAAATATCTATGATAACGACCATCCCATGGTGATACATAAGGAATAACTAATTCTTCACTACCCCATTCTACAATAGATTTAGTAGTATCACAATATTTCATCATCTTCAATTCCCATGAAGAACGATACACTATTTCTTTGATATCACCTTTATATTTGGTAGGATATTTAGGTTTAAACTTTCCTTTATATGTCATAATCGTTATAAATACTTTAAATTATATAGGACTATTTATACATGGCAATAGATGTATTAAAAAGACAAGGCAAGTCAGCCGTCACAGGTGTATTAGGTAAAAATCTAAGAAGAATCACAGGAAACATTGGTAGTGTTATTCGTGGTGATGTAGGTGCTGATTCATCTGAATTTGCTTCAATCAATCGTAGTAAACAATCAACAAAAATGTTATCTTTTCCTATTGATGTAGGTGCAGACCCTGGTATAGGTAATCATGGACACTACATCATGTTTTTTATAAATGAACAAGACCATGCTAAATTAAAATTTGGTGGTGGATATGGTGGTGATGGTGCACAAGATATGGGTTTAGAAAATGTAATAGGTGAAGCTGCAAAAAGAAAATTAAAAGGAGTAACTAAAGGTTTTGATTCAAAGATTGGAAATTTTTTAGACAAATTTAACCCAAACAAAATATCAAATCAATTATTAGGTGGACTAACTGATACCATTGGTGGATTTGGTCTTGGAACTAAAGGAAGAATAAAAACAGAAGTTAAACATCAAATTAGAGCAGACAAAGACCAAAATGTAGAATTTGAGAGAAGTCCAACAACAAGATTAGATACAGCAATATCCATGTACATGCCACCATCTGTAAAAACTTCTTACAAGTCAAATTATACAGATACAGCAATGAGTGCATTTAGTGTTAATGCAGTACAAGCTGCAACTCAACTTATGGAAGGTGCAGGTGCAACAGACCCAAAGGTAAAAGAAAATTTAAAGAAAGCAATAACAGAAGGTGCAGATGCTGCAGTTAAGGGAGTAGCAAGAGATATTGGTGGTGGACTTGTAGAACAAATAGAAATGCAAAAGGGTGAAATAACTTCTGATAGATTAGAATTAGCATTTAAGGGAATAGACAAAAGAACTTTTGATTATACTTTTAAAATGATGCCTAGAAGTAAGGAAGAGGCTGACCAAATTGCAGAAATAATATTTGCATTTAAATTTCACATGTTACCAGAATTAGGTGAGGGTTCAAAAGGTAGAAGTTTAAAGGTACCAAGTACATTTGATATACAGTATATGTATGTAAATCAAGAAAATAATTATCTACATAAAATATCAACATGTTACTTATCAAGTATGGATGTAACTTATGGTGGTTCTAAATATACAACATATGATGGTAATGCAGATGGTGCTCCACCTGTTGAAACAGAAATAACATTACAATTCCAAGAAATAGAACTCATTACAAGAGAAAGAGTAGAGGAAGGTTTCTAGTATGTATTTTAGACAGTTTCCAACAATACCATATGATTCTAAAGGCACAGGTGAATTTAAAAGTGTTAAAAATTTACTAAGGCGTGTGGGTATTAGAGCAAAAGTAAAATCTAATAGTATGTTGTATGATACCTATGATGTAAAGAATGGTGAAACACCAGAATCTATAGCATTCAAATTATATGGTGAGGCTGAATTACATTGGGTAATCATGTTAGTTAATGATATCACAGATAGATTTCACGATTGGCCAATGACAGAAGCACAATTTTCACAATTTGTACATGACAAATATGATAATGTAGATGCAGTACATCATTATGAGATATCACAAGAATCTGGTAACACAAAAAAGAAGATTGATATTGGTACAGATAATACAGATTATCCTACTGCAACTGCAATAACTAATTATGAACATGAACAAGAACTACAAGATGCAAAAAGAAAAATAAGATTATTAGACCCCTCTTACATAGGACAATTTAAGGAAGAATTTAAAGATTTAATAAGTGAATCAGTAATATAATAATGACAGAAAAATATTCATATGCAGGTCAATTTACATTTGATAAAGTAAAGTTATTTTCTTCATCAGGCACTGTTGTGGATATATCAAGAATTGTATCAGCAGTAAATCTTTTCGAAGATTTATATAAATCATGCATGACTGGTGATATAACTATTGTTGATACAAATAATATAATTATGGAAGCACCTGTTATTGGTCAAGAATTTTTAGGATTCAAATTAATAACACCTGGTTTAGATGATTTTGCTTTAGATTATAGCACTCATGTATTTACAATTACTAAAGTAGTTTCAAGAACATCACCAAGACCTGGTGTCATGGTTTATCAATTACATTTTTCTTCACCAGAGGGATTAAGAGATAATAGAGTTAGAGTTTCTAAAAGTTATACAAATTCTATTGATGCTATTGTTGAAGATGTATTATCTTCTGCAAAATATATTAATACTAAAAAAACATTATTTTTAGAAGAAACTAAAGGTATAAAAAAAACAGTGGTGCCCTATGTACATCCATTTAAATTAATTAATCAATTA